AAGATGGGCATTCCGCTTTCTGAGTTTACACCGGGCAAAGGAAACGATAAGATCTCGCGTGTAAACGCAATCTCCGATCTGTTTGCTTCAGGTGTTGTCTGGTGTCCAGAGACTCGTTGGGCTGAAGAGGTGATGGATGAACTGGCCTCCTTTCCCAACGGCGATCATGACGACCTTGTTGACTCCTCCAGCCAAGCTCTGATGAGATTCCGTCAAGGCGGGTTCATTTCCATCGATTCTGATGAGCCAGATGAGCCTGTATATCGCAGACGCATGGAATATTATTAAGGACTCAAATGAGTATCGACAAAGCAATTAGCCAAGCACCTATGGGTCTTTCAGACCTCCTCGAAGACATTGGCGTGGACGTTGAATTAGACGATCCCCTCATCATTGAAGAGGAAAGCGTTGAGATTATTCTAGAACCGGAATCAGAATATGACAGCGATTTTGATGACAATCTCGCAGAAATCCTTGACGACGGTGCTTTAGGCAAAATTGCCTCTGAGCTTGTAGAACTCGTAGAAGCTGACATAGCCTCCCGTAAAGACTGGGCAGAAAGTTTTGTCAAGGGTCTAGAGGTTCTCGGTGTCAACTATGAGGAGCGCACAGAGCCATGGAATGGAGCCTGCGGTGTTTACTCTACAGTCCTGACAGAAGCTGCGATTCGGTTCCAATCCGAATCTATTATGGAAACCTTCCCTGCCGCTGGCCCTGTTAAGACAGAGATCATTGGTGCAATTGACCGCCTAAAAGAAGAAGCAGCCGAGCGTGTGCAGGCTGACATGAACTTCAAACTAACTGAAGAGATGCCTGAGTACCGTCCGGAACATGAGCGGATGCTGTACTCCTTAGGTCTGTCCGGCGCAGCATTCAAGAAAGTTTACTACGACCCAGCCATGGAACGTCAGGTTGCAGTGTTCATTCCTGCCGAAGACATGATTGTCCCCTACGGTGCTTCTAATCTCCAGAACGCAGAACGTGTAACCCATGTAATGCGTAAGACCAAGAATGAAATGCGTCGCTTACAGGTGAGCGGTTTTTATCGGGATATAGACCTAGGTGAGCCTGTCCAGCATCTCTCAGACATTGAGAAGAAGAAGGCTGACCAACAGGGTTACAAAGCCACAGACGACGACCGCTTCCAGCTTTTGGAAGTCCATGTGTATTGGGACTTAGAAGGGTTTGAAGATGAAGACATGGACGGAGAGCCAACAGGTATTGGCCTGCCTTACGTTATCACAATTGATCGTGGAACTAACAAAGTTCTTGCTATCCGTCGTAACTACCTAGAAGACGATGCCAAAAAAACCAAGCGCCAGCATTTCGTAGACTACTGCTACATCCCCGGCTTTGGTTTCTATGGAATGGGTCTAATCCACATCATCGGTGGATACGCCCGTGCAGGTACATCTTTGATCCGTCAACTGGTGGACGCAGGTACGTTAGCTAACCTTCCCGGCGGCTTGAAAGCTCGTGGTGCTCGCATCAAGGGTGACGACACGCCCATTCAACCGGGTGAGTTCAGGGACGTTGATGTTCCAAGCGGTGTTATTAAAGATAACATCATGATGCTGCCTTACAAAGAGCCAAGCGGCACTTTGTTAACTTTGCTTGACAGGATTACTGAAGAAGGCCGCCGTCTGGGTTCTATCTCAGACATGAAGATCTCTGACATGAGCGCTAACGCGCCAGTCGGTACAACTTTAGCGTTACTTGAGCGAACATTGAAGACCATGGGCGCAGTCCAAGCCCGTGTTCATTATTCAATGAAGCAAGAGTTTAAACTCCTTAAGAGCATCATTCGGGACTACTCGCCTGCCGAGTATGAGTACGACCCACAAGGCAACGACCGCCAAGTCAAGCAGTCTGACTACGACCTAGTTGAAGTCATTCCTGTATCAGATCCTAATAGTTCCACAATGGCTCAAAGGATCATGCAGTATCAAGCTGTGATCCAGTTAGCTCAAGGTGCTCCGCAGATCTATGACCTACCTTTGCTGCACCGCCAGATGATTGAGGTTCTAGGTGTCAAGAACGCAGACAAACTGATCCCCGGCGCAGATGACCAAACGCCTAAGGATCCGATCAGTGAGAACATGGCATTCCTCAACGGAAAGCCTACCAAAGCATTCATCTATCAGGATCAAGAAGCTCATATTGCAGCGCACACTGCGTTCATGCAAGATCCAATGATTGCAGCCCAGATTGGCCAGAACCCAATGGCTCAAAAGATCCAAGCAGCAACCATGGCTCACATTGCAGAACACTTGGCATTCTTGTACAGGAAGAAAGTCGAAGAGCAGGTCGGTGTACCTCTGCCCGCTCCAGACTCCAAGCTGCCAGAAGACATCGAAGTGCAGTTGTCCCGTCTGGTTGCCCAAGGCTCCGCTCAGTTGCTACAGCTTAACCAAGCCAACCAGCAACAACAGCAGGCCCAGCAACAGGCACAAGATCCTATGGTTCAGATGCAACAAGCTGAACTCCAGCTTAAGGGTCAGGAAGCACAGACTAAGGCGCAGAAGGTTGCTGCCGACATTGAAATGGGTAAGGCCAGACTTGAACTTGAGAACAAGCGGATCGACACGCAGGCTCAACTCGACATGGCCCGTATGCAAGCACAGGAAAAACAGAACAACCAAAAAGTTCAAGTTGACCTGTTTAAACGAGGTAAGTAATCATGGACGGAGATCAGGCGTTTAAATATCTTTTGGCTGATCTTCGGGAGAAGGAGAAAACCCTTCTTGAAAGTCTTGGGGGCGGGGCAGCTAATGACTACCCAGCCTATCGAGAGATGTGCGGCCAAATTCGAGGTCTACTGTACGCACAGACTTTAATTGTTGACCTTGTTCGAAAACTTGAAAGATATGAAGATGACTGAATACGATGTCAGTGCAGTTGATTTGTCGGGCGTGCTCAACAAATCTGGTGAGGAGAAGGCCAAACAAGTGCCCGATCCCGCAACATATCACCTCCTTTGTATGCTTCCGAGAGCAGAAGAAGAGATGGGTGATAGCGGAATCTTGAAATCCGCAACCATGATGCACCACGAAGAGATTCTTTCTCCCGTGTTGTTTGTGGCAAAAATCGGCCCAGATGCGTTTAAAGACGAGAAACGATTCCCGTCCGGAGCGTCATGCAAGGTCGGTGACTTCATCATTACCCGCCCTAACAGCGGTACAAGGATGAAGATTCATGGTACTGAGTGGCGTTTAATCAACGACGACAGCGTAGAAGCGGTAGTCCAAGATCCTCGCGGCATTCAACGTCCTTACTAAGGAGACACCATGGCTGAATTAGAGAAAACCGAATTTGAGTTCCCCGATGAAATCGAAGCAAGACAGAATCGTTTGGGTAGCAAGGTTGTAGAACCGGAGCCTGAAGAGGTCAAAGAAGAACCTGAGATAGAGGTTGTCGATGACACGCCGGATGAGGACAAGGGCAGAACGCCCATGGAAACTCCACCGCAAGAGCCAACAGATGAAGAGTTAGCCGCTTATTCTCAGAAGGATCGCAATAAACTTCGTGAATTTACCAAGGGTTATCACGACGAACGCAGGGCTAAAGAGTCTGCAATCCGCGAGAAAGAAGAGGCAATTCGCATTGCTCAAGCAGTTTATGAAGAAAATCAAACACTGAAGTACAACGTACTCACCAGTCTAAGCGCTCTACTGGAGCAGGCTAAGAGGGTTGTTGCACAAGAGGTCAAGGAAGCCAAAGTCCGGTACAAAGCTGCATATGAGTCAGGCGACGCAGATGCTCTAGTACAGGCTCAGGAAGATATGACCACCGCGAAGATGAAAGCGGAGCGTGTAAACAATTTTAAGCCTGCCCCTTTACAAGAGGAAAAAACTGTTGTACAACCCCAATATCAGCAAGCACCCCGCGTTGATACCAAAGCTGTTGAATGGCAAAAAACCAACAAATGGTTCGGTACTGACAAGGAAATGACCGGATTCGCTCTGGCGGTGCATGAAAAGCTGGTTAACGATGAGGGCATGGATCCTCAGAGTGACGAATACTACAGACGCATCAACGGTAGATTGCGTCAAGTGTTTCCAGATAAGTTTGAATCTGGTGAACCCGCTGATACGACGCAGCGTAGGAAATCAAACGTTGTTGCTTCTGCGACACGCAGCGTGGCTCCTAAAAAGATCACACTGTCTGCCTCGGAAGTGGCTATTGCCAAACGGCTCGGCCTTCCTTTGGAACGCTATGCTCGTGAGGTCGCAATATTAAGAAGGAATGAAAATGGCTGAACAAATTCGTGAAAAAAGAGCTACAGAGTCCCGTGCAAGTTTTGAGCGTCCTTCGAAATGGATGCCCGCTTCGTTGCTGCCAGATCCTGAACCAGAAGCTGGTTGGGCATTCAGGTGGATTCGCCTTGCTACTCTAAACAGTCCTGATCCGTCAAACATTTCTTCAAAATTACGCGAAGGTTGGGAGCCTGTTAAATCCGCAGATCAACCCAAACTCCAACTGTTAAGCAACCCTAACGGGCGTTTTCCAGATGGAATTGAAATTGGTGGACTGTTGCTTTGCAAAACCCCGACTGAGTTTGTTGACCAGCGGAACGCCCACTACCGGAAAATTTCCGACGGGCAGATGCAGTCAGTGGACAATACCTACATGCGAGAGAGCCATCCTAAGATGCCTTTGTTCAGAGAACGAAGCTCTGAGGTAACTTTCGGAAAACGTAATTAAACTTTTAGGAGTCTTAAATGGCAACTACAGCAGCACCCTATGGGCTACGTCCCATCAATCGTATCGACGGCATGCCCTATGCTGGCGCTACGAGTCAGTTCTTGATTGACCCCGCTGGCGAAGGTACTAACTTGTTTTATGGCCAAGTTGTTATCATCGGCTCAGATGGTTATATCGCTTTGTCTACCGCCACTGGCGCTGACATCACTACCAATAACCTTGGTGGTTCTGGCGTAGGTGCAATCGGCGTTTTCGTCGGCTGCTCTTACATCAACGCACAAGGTCAACAGATTTACGGCCAGTACTACCCCTCCGGCACAACCGGCGTGGTGACTGCATACGTAATTACTGACCCGTTTGTTACTTTCCAAGCTCAGCTTGACGGTTCTGCCGCTCAATCCGCTTTGGGCACTAACACTTTCTTTGCCGCTGTACAGAGCACTAGCACTGGTTCAACCCAGACTGGTAACTCAACCAGCGCTTTGGAGTCTACTGTGGTTACTACTGCGGCGGCCTTTCGTATTGTGGGCTTTGCATCAACTCCGGGTGATGCATACACTGATGTGTTGGTTAAATTCAACCCCAGTGCCCATTCGTTCTTAAACAACGTTGGCCTGTAAGGAGTAAATTACCATGGCAATTTCACGCGCACAACTACTTAAAGAGTTGCTTCCCGGTCTAAACGCTTTGTTTGGTCTTGAGTATGCACGCTACGGCGAAGAGCACAAAGAGATCTACGAAACAGAGACTTCTGAGCGTTCTTTTGAAGAAGAGACAAAACTGTCAGGCTTTGCTGCTGCACCAGTCAAAAACGAGGGTTCTGCCATCGCTTATGACAATGCACAGGAAGCATTTACTGCACGTTACACCCACGAAACCATTGCGATGGGCTTCTCCATTACAGAGGAAGCCGTGGAAGATAACTTGTATGACAGCTTATCTTCACGTTATACCAAGGCTTTGGCCCGTGGTATGGCTTACACCAAGCAGGTTAAGGCCGCTTATGTGTTGAACAACGCCTTCACAGGTGGCCCAACATACGGCGACGGCGTGGTGCTTTGCTCCACTGCTCACCCCTTGGTTTCTGGTGGCACTAACAGTAACACTCCCGCTACTGCTTCCGACTTGAATGAGACTTCTCTTGAGAATGCCGTTATTCAGATCGCTGCTTGGACAGACGAGCGTGGTTTGCTGATTGCTGCCAAGCCTAGGAAGTTGATTGTTCCTCCTGCTTTGATGTTCGTGTCTACCCGTTTGCTTGAAACCGAACTCCGTGTTTCTACAGCCGACAATGACATCAACGCATTGAAGAACAACGGTTCAATCCCTGAAGGCTACACCGTAAACCACTACCTGACAGACACCAATGCTTGGTTCCTGTGTACAGATGTGCCTAACGGTTTGAAGCACTTTGTACGTACTCCCATGTCTACCGGCATGGACGGTGACTTTGATACCGGCAACGTCCGTTACAAAGCCCGTGAGCGTTACAGCTTCGGCGTGTCAGATCCATTAGGCATCTTCGGTTCACCCGGAGCCTAATAGGTCTAAAAAAAGAAAGGGGCTTCGGCCCCTTTTTTTGTTGCATTGGTTTAAACACAGTGGTATAAACATGTTAATCCGGGCTTATCCGGTGTTCTGACAGTCCCGGCTGACGACATGCAGACAGAACACCTCCACTTGCATGTAAGGAATACATCATGGCACGCACTACGTTTCAAGGCCCAGTTCGTTCATTGGGCGGCATTTATCAACAAGGCCCAGCGGCTGTTATTGACATCACAACCAGCACTACATTAAGCCCCGAAGCTCATGGCGGTCGTATTATTGCTGTTGGTGGTTCTTTAGCCGCCGCACTAACATTAACATTGCCAGCTATCAATGTTTCAACAAACTCTGTTACATCTGGCCCCGGTCAAGACCCAAGCACAGCTAACAACGAAGGCGTTGTTTACACGATCTGGGTTCCTACTACCATCTCTACAAGCTCTTTGAAGATTGGTACAACT